ATAACCTATTTCAGATCTCCAGTCGGATACAGACTCACCAACTTTTTTCTTCACACAATTTGGATATCTCTTACCAAACATAGTTTTCATACCTTTCTTCTCATAACCCTTCCAACATTTTTCATCAAGGTTTTCTTCTTTCATACTCTTTTTCTTTTTCTTTGCAACCATAAGATCCATAATTCTTTGTTTTTTAGAGATTGCAATTGCTGCCTGTTGAGCAGGATTCATTGCTTCGCTAGTCGTAGTTGTATGTTGCTCGTCAGGAGTATTTGATGCAAGATTTTTTGCCTTCTGTTTCTTAGAGATCTTTGGCCCTCCTACTGGATCACCATACTCATCTCTTTTCATTTCAGATATTTGTTCAGTCCCTTTCCATACACCATTTTCATCAGTCATGGGTTTCATATTTGTAGGGCCTACTATGTCAACAACACCTGCGATTGTTTGACCATCAGAATTTTCAATCTCAACAACTCCCTCTTTCATGTGAGGTGCTGCTTTGTAGAGTGGTTTACCTGTGATTGCATTTTTCTTACCAGACTTTAATCCCTGATACGCAGGTGTATTTCCCTTCTTGTCAGCGTTAGTAACCTCATATGCTTCTGATTTATTACCCCAGTTTGCAGCACCAACCTTACGACATTTGACTAACGCACCTGACGCATAAGCACTTGGCCACACAGAGTATCTTGACTTAACTTTATGATAACAAGCATCTTTTGTACCACTACCCTTACCTTTTTTATCTTTTACTTCATTGATGATATCATAGATTGTATTTGTCTCTGAACGATACTTCTCTTTTTGATTTGGGATAATATACTCAATATCTAATTGATCCCCAACTTCTACATTATTCTCGGCAAACCAACCACGATTAACTTCGATAGCTAATTCTATCGCACCATCCGAATATACTGGAACTGGATTATTTGGTTCCAATTGTTTTATGCTTTCGATAACACCGTCTTCTCTGATAAATGCAATGTCAAGAGGTATTTTTGTTTCAGTCATATGAAAAGACTGCTGTGCAATATTATCAAATACAAAAAGCATACCGCTATCTACATCTAAACTCTCACGGAACATTAGTCCTTGTTTGAAATCTATGGCACTTTTTGGAACCTCTAGTCTCAAAGGTAATGTTGTAAATTCTTCTTTCATTTTTCTTTTTGGATCAGTTGATACCATTGTTGGTGCTGCTGCACCAGATTTTTGTGGTTGATTAGGATCTGCTGCTCTTTTTCTTCTTGCAGCACTATCTCTTTCTTTATCACTCATGGATCTTCTCTTTGAAGAAGATACACATTTAGGAGTTGTTTTTTGACCGGGTTGACGAGCACAAGGCTTGCCATCATATTTACCACCAACTTGAACCCAACCTTTTACTTTGCGTCCAGACTTAGTGGTGCCACTTGATTTACCAAACCAAGCACGAAGACCTTCTTCGTTCATTTCTTTTTCTTTACCATCAAGATAATCTGCAGCAGTATCCAAATAATCAGATGCTTTAGTTATCTTAGATTGCACCCATGCCTTAAAATTGTCTTTCTTACGTGAGTGTTTTACAATCCTTTTAGATGCTCTACCTGCAGTCTTCAATTGATTACGAATCATCTCTGGTTCGTGATCACCATGCTTTTCTTCATTCATTGCTTTTTCTAAATCATCTGCTTGTTTAGCATGAGTTTTAGAGCCACCTCTAAGTTTTTTAACCAATTTTTTAATAAATGGTTTATCATTTTTATCTAAGGTTTCTTTCATCAGAAAACCATCATCACGAAGAACTGATCCTTCGGGAATAGGTTTACACTTCTTATCAGTGTTGCAATAGTAGTATCCTTTTTTACAGGATTTCATCATTCAGTGCTTTTCGACTCATTATTATTTAGAATACCTTGTTTTAGTAGTTTTGATAATTCACTAGTTGAACCCACGAACAAAGCATTATTTGTTACGGTATTTTGTGTTTTTGATTTTTCTTCATCTACTTCTTTTACTTTCTTCTGTAGATCCATTAATTTATCTGTTGTGTCTGCAACTGATTTTATTAACTGGCCTGCTACTTCGTATGCTCTTGGACTCGCACTTTCACCTGCGACTTCCATAATTCCATTTATCGCTTCTTGACCCTTTTCTATGAGTGAATATAATTGTCCTCTTGTATATTTGTAATCTTTATCTACATCATCTTTTTTTAAAACTACATTGGGTAATTCATTTTTTACTTCAGGTTTAACGATAGAGGTTTCTACATTTAAAGATTTTCCAATTTCGTTAAAATTTGTGTTCATCATGAGTCTGTCCTTGTTGCAGGATTATACTGTAACGAATCTGTAAAGATACTAGATGTTTCGTTGAATCCAAAGTCATCACCAATATCTATAAGATTATCATCTGCTGTAGTTAATTTATTTACTTTTGAATTTTCAAGATGTTCTGCTTTTATTGTGCTACTAAATCCACGTTTCACAACTAAAGTTGTTGCATCAGGTTTTTCTTTTATTTGCATTATTTCACTATCAATCACAATACGATCGCCAACTGCGAATCCAGATGTATCGTTAATAGTAACTCTTACCTCATTTTTTGTAATATTAAATGTAAGCACTGCTGTATTATCATTATCGTAGTCTTTTCTTGCTTGAGGGGTAGCAACATAACGAAGTTCTCTTCTGGCATTTTCACGATCCATATTAGTATGATAATCCAACTGAACTTTCTTGATAAGTCCTTCTGGAGTGTCTGCAACTGGGCCAAATAGATAAGTCTTGGCAGTAAAATTAAGTGTGTAAATTAATGCCCTTCTTGTTGCAAAATCTCCCTCATAGTCATCTTGGAATGATATATTATCTAATACAACGCTTATATCTCTCTTCTCTCCAATCACACTAACCAAATCTACTGTAAGATTAAATGCTGGTTGAAAAAATGGAAGTATCTGTTCAATAATTTGAAGTGCATCATCATTTAGTTTGACTAAGATATTTAATTCAAAACCAATATTGTAGGGAACTGGCATGAAAACTTTTCTTAAATTAGATCCATCAGATGCTTTGAATGTTTGTGTAATAGTAGACTTTCTTGTCGCATCATAAGCAATGTTTGTCATCTCAAAAGACATGCGAGGTAATGTAATTTGAGTTGCACGATTTAGATCAGGTTGTTGTTCAATTCTTGCTAAAAATTTCTGCATTGGGCCATATGCCAACGCAACTTTCATATCGCTGATAGATTTACCAGTATTATCTTTATGACGGATATGAATATCATTGAACAATGTTCCAAACGATATCACCGTCTTTCTTAAAATTTCGTGATAAAAATAAGTGCCTAACATTAGTATGTACCAAATGGATTAGTTTCAGCGAAATCAATGATATCATCTGCCTCAGTTTCAAACTCATCATTACTGCTAAAGTCATCATATATATCACGATTATCATATTGACTTATATTATATGCAACAAATTCTGTGCTTCCGATTGATAAAGTTAAACCTTGTTTGAAGGAAGTATTAAGAGTTGGTTCACTTATTCGTAAAGTTCCACCCGTTCCAGATACTGAATGAACAGTTACACCTGCACCGATTACATGATCAATTGGTTCTATAACATCACCGATGTTGAATTTAGATGTATTTGCAGATCCAACGAATATATTAGTTGTTCCAGCACTTACAAATACATTGGTTGTAGTAAATCCTGCAACAAATGTTGTTTTATGTATTTTTAATCCTGTATTTCCAATTCCTGTTTGTACTCTCAATTCTTCACCCGGTATGAATCCACTTACAGTTGATCCAATACCAACATTCGTAACTTTAAGAACTTTAGTATCTAGATCCCAAGATCTGACTCTAGCCTCTGTATTCGATATCTGGCCAACAACCAAATCGTTGTATTCAAAATTACCACGACCTGTAATTATATTTGGATCAGCAACAGTAACTGTTGGAACAACTGTATATCCAATACCGGGATTTCCAGCACGAACAGTTTGTAATGTGGTATTTGATGCATCAATTACAGATACAGGTATCGCAGTTGTTCCAGTTCCGGGACTTGCAACTGTGATTGTGGGTGGAACAGTATAACCACTACCATTTCCAGTAACAGTATATGATATGACACCTTTTTGCACTGTCTCTATTCCACAGGTTGCTATAGCTCCGCTACCACCGCCACCTAGTATTCTTATACTAGGAGCAACACTATATGCAGCACCAGCGTTTGTTAAAATCAATTCCTTAATTGAGAAAACACCACCAACTGATGTAGTGATGGCAACAGCAGAAGCATTTACACCAGCAGCGTCTCTTGATGTGGAGATAGAAACAGTTGGAGTTGAGGTATAACCACTTCCATCATTAAGTAGAGTAAGAGTTCTTATATATCCTGTTCTGATAACAGCACTTGCTGATGCAGTTGCACCAGATCCAACAAGATTAAGAGTAGTGATGAATCCATCTTCTTCTACTTCTGTATCGATTTCGTCTACACCAGTATCAATAATTTCATCCTCATATTCAAATAGTTCACATTGAAGTTGATAAACATAATTTTTACCTAATTGATAAAAAGGTTGCTCATGTTCTACAAATTTTACTTCAAATAATCTTTGACCTAATGGAAAAAATATTAAATCACCCTCTCTTGGACGAGTTGCTATTTCATAATCATCAATATTTAAAAATGGTGATATAAAATCTTCAAATCTTTCTTTTGATATGGTAAGAGTGACTTCATCCCTCAAACTCACACCAAACTTAGTCATTATATCACCAGCACCAGAGTATCCCTCATATGTGTTGACATAAGCTTCAATCAAGAAATTATCATCAAATTTAGATGACTGTACTTCTTCAATAATTGTTGATCTATTTACAAATTTTCTGGGAATATAAGTTATTTCAACACCATAAATTTGCAGTTGCTCATTTATGAGATTTTGTATAAGTCTCTGTTCACCGGGAGATCCTTGCAGAAAAAAGGGATTGAGTGCCATACATCCTACCCGATAAAGTCAAATGGAGGTAACTCGTATTCGAGTTGCATCTTTTGTTTAATTGATTCTAATTCCTTCTCACCATCTTCATATATTTCTCTCCCATTTAATTCTAATCCACCGGGAAGTTTGACTCCTCTAAATTTAATTAAGTTTTGACCCCATTGTCTCTTCATCAATGCAACAAGATACATCTTTACAAAAGGATCATTATATACTTTTGTAAAATCATCAGGATCCAATGCTCGGAAACAATCAATAACAATATAATCATCAGTGCTCATGGAGTTAAAATCCATGTCAATATATAAACGATTTTGTTTCTTGTTAAATCTTATTTGTCTTTCAGGAGTTAGTAAGAAGTCAATATCTTCTAAGTAACTCTTGACCATTGAGTATTGTAATAATTCAACTGAGTTAAAATAGTATAAGTCATTTAAAAATAACTGATATTTGATACTAAACATACCACCTGATATTGAACTGGTATCAAATTTAAAAATTTTCTCAATACCAATAACACTATCTGGAACTTGAATAAAATTACTAGTTTCAACAAATTGTGAAGTTGTTGTACCATATCCAGCGATATTTGTTGAAGTTCCTGTGGTCGATCTTAAACCAGTAGTATTTGTAGATCCAGTTTGATTATGTGCCTTTCCTCTATCAATATCGTTTTGAGTAAATTTATACTTCAAATACATTCTTTCGACACCATCAAAGCATCTTTCATTGAATAGTTGTAAAGCATCATCCACCAAATCATCAATCTGATCATCGTCGATATTAATTTCCAGCACAGGAGCACCTAGTTTCCTAAGTGCATAATCGATTAATCCTTGTCTGGTGGATGGTTTTGCCATTATTCTGCTTCTACCTCAGCTGCTAGATTTTCATACTTAGTTTGCCACTCAAGTGCTTGTGCTGCTAATTGAGTTTTTTCATCATTAAAGTCTGTCATAATAGTTGTCAATTTTGCTTCCAAAAGAATATTTTGGTTTGTTAATGATGAAATTTTTTGATTATATATTTTAATCAAAGTGTTTACATCAACGTCATTATTTTGTGTATTCATGGGTTTAAGGCTAGAACGTACCCCCGTCGATCGTAGTTGTCCACATGGGTTTACTAGTGTATGTAGTTGAGACATTGGTAGGTGTTTTACCAGTGCCGGTTCCATTTAATATCAAATCAGCAGAAGTATTAAATGTTCCAGTCACACCAATTAATGTAACTGTGGTTGAGTTAGATGTTGATTTAACAACACCCTGCTG